GCCTGTTGTGGTCGGGCCAGTAGACCCTGTATTGATTTTATTTAACATGTCTATGAGCGCTACTGTAGATAATCCCCCCGTAAGCGCCTGTGACATAGGATCAATACCCGTAGCTGCTGCACTGATAGGTAGCCCCGTCAGCATGTTCTTCATAAACGTAAGGTTCTCATACGGATACTTCTCAGCGCGTAGGAACTCGTTATAGTCAAAGTTGCGGTCAGCAGTACCCAAGTCAGCCATTTGTTTAAGCGTTGCCAGATCAAGATAACCTTGTTGTTGACCAAGATTACCAAGCGCCTGCCCTGCTTGGATACCAGTTTGCAAACCTTTAAGCCCAAGCTCTGCACCAAACTGCCGAGACTGTTCGCCCATTTTCTGCGCTTCAAGCCCACGGTTTTGCTCGATATTAAATTGGCCGAGTCCTTGGGTATAGGCATCCTGTAAACCCTTAGCTTGAATACCGCCAAGCTGAGTCATAAGATTACGGTTTGCTTCAGACTCCAGCAAGCCATGACGTGACCCACCAAAAGCACCGGCTTGAACGGCTTTTGCTCCGATAGCTTGGTTGGCAATATCTGCTTGGCGTTTGGCTTCGCGCTGCTGGACATCAACAACATTCTGCATATAAGGCGACATGTAAGACGCCTGCACATTGGTGACGTTCTGCCCACCGTAAGTAGTTGGTTGGATGTTGGGGTTAGCAGGTACTGTGTAAGGATTAGTAGCAGAATCTCCACCTACATCAACTGCACCACCAGCGTCATACCCCTCAATTTCACCACCATGAGCTTTGGGTACAGTAGTTTCAGTCTGCACAGGGTTAGCGAACGTACCCGTCGTAAACGCCGTAGGCTTATATTGCCCATAACCCAAAGCGCCGATACCCGCAGCCTGTGCAAGATTGGAACCCTGTAAGAATTGAGCGGGTGTTGTTAAGTTAGCAATCCCTGCCTTAGCCGACTCAAGCAAGGGGGATTCCCCCGTGTACTTTTGAAAAGGCACATCAGCTTCAGCAGAAGATCGTTCAAGCAAGCGTTGTACATAAGGGGCATACCCCTCACGCAGTCCAGACTCTCCTGTAACTGCAACACCTGTACCAACACGGTCAGTGGTAGGAGCGCCCCTAACTGTGGTGTCAAAGTTTGCACTTGCGCCTGACGGCAAACCTAATTTGATTGCGCTTGCTATATCGGTAGCGGGTATGCCCAACGCTTGCAGCGTAGAGCCGGTCATATTCTTACTTTTGAACCAGTCAACTTTTTGCTGTCCAGTGAATCTTTCCCACCCAGCAGGGACTTGGATTGTTATACCCGTAGGAGATGTCCAAGTAGTTGTTGCGCTAACGGTGTCGTTCCCACCAGCAGCCGTGACCGTATCAGCACCACCAGCAGCCGTGACCGTATCAGCACCTCCACCAGCTACAACTGTATCAGCACCACCAGCAGCTTTAACCGTATCAGCACCACCAGCAGCTTTAACCGTATCAGCACCACCAGCAGCTTTAACCGTATCAGCACCACCAGCAGCTTTAACCGTATCAGCACCACCAGCAGCGGGTATCTGTATTCCGGCGAGCCTGAACAACTCAGTCATATCTTCTGGAGTTTGTTCGCCAACACCTGTATTAATGTAATTAATAATTTCTTCGGGGGTATAGTCATACCCAACCATCTCTTTTACATAATCAGCTTTAGCTTCCCCAGTTGGTAATTGCGCTGCGCGTTGAGCACCAGCAATCCCAAGAAGCGCTCTAATATCTTCTGGATCTTGCTCTCCCGCAATCTCAATAATATTCTGCTGGATAGCGTCGTTACTTAACCCTGCACCTTGATAGAGCTGGTTGTACGCCGTAGCCTTATCTTTTGCAGACCCTGTACTAACTTGTTTAATAACATCTTCAGCAGCTTTATCTTGAAGATATTTCCAATCTTCTTCCGCGCCAGTGTAAGTGGTGCCTAGCGCTCTATTAACAGCATCACGTATTTGAGCGTCGGTGTATCCTGCACGTAACTGCGAGGCATACCATTTAATCTTGTCGCCTTCAGAACCAGCGGCAGCTATTTTTAGTGCTTCAATGTCAACAGCCATGATTACCTCGGCATAAATTTGTTAGGGTTGATTTGAATACCCTGCTTTCTGTTACCAGTACGTGCTTCACGCACGCGATCCATCATTTCATATAAACGACTTGCACCAGCATTGGAATTACCATTGCCTAAATGACTAACAACATCTGCCGGGATCACAAACTCACCATCACTTAATGCAGCAGGGCGCTTGTTGTCGATATGTGCAGGGACTTCATCTGCCATACCATCCGTAGGACCGCCGAGGTAAAAGGGTTGCTTAGCAGTCATACCACCACCGGCAAGCGTCATCAGCCCACCCTGCGCCGCAGGTTTGTACGTACTACCTTGATACGCCCGACGTGTTGAAGTTACCGGACCCTTCTCAGTAAATGACGCACCTCTAGCTTGCTCCTGAGCATCCTTGGCAGACTTATAGGATAAGTAAGAAGCTAGCGCCCCAAGGCCGTATTTGAGTAGCAGCGGGATTAATTCTTTAGGCACCCCAGCCCTTATTAACTCATCTTCTGTCGGATTTGGACTTGTTGAAGTTGTCGTTGTATCTGTTGTAGGTGGAGGTGTAGTCGTTCCGGGTGGAGGTGTGGTTGTTCCGGGTGGAGGTGTGGTTGTTCCGGGTGGAGGTGTGGTTGTTCCGGGTGGAGGTGTGGTTGTTCCGGGTGGAGGTGTGGTTGTTCCGGGTGGGGGTGTAGTTGTTCCGGGTGGGGGTGTAGTTGTAGGAATAGCAGAACTTGCGGCAGTTCCAGCTCCGCTACCGCTTAACGCGCTAGCAATCGCAGGTATTCCAAGTAAAGCTGCGGCAGCAATAGGATCTATGTTTTTAAAAGCGTCAAAAAAGCTGGCTAGGTCTGCACCGCTAGGGGGTTTAATTGAAACATCCCCAATAGTTGCGTCATCAATATCGCGTAATATGGAAATGTCATCTGGAATATCCACCGTGCCAGAAACATCTAACCTAGCGATATTCTCGTCCGGGTCGAGAGGTAATCTGGATATTGGTTCGATTGCTGTACTCATATTTACACCCGAGTTTAAAAAGCTAGCGGTGTTGTTTTCAGTAGTTGGCATGGAAAAAGACTTAGTATCAAATACCGTGCGTGGGGTATTAGGATCTACCAACTTTTCAAAATACGGCTGCAACTGAGCAGCTAGCTCAGGGTTTTGCCTAGAAAACTCCTCAAAGTAAGGGGCTATAACTTCTTGCGACCCTGGCGTGGAGTATATATTTTGCAGCATTTGTTGAACATCAGTACCGCGCCCAGTGATCAGATCTTCAGTAGATAAAAATTTATTTGCTGCCGCTACTGTTGAAGGGTCAATATTACTTAAAGCCTCGAAGAAATCGTCGTAAGTTAAATCTTCCGGCAAAGTGGTTAGCCCGTCGTTATCGGGGCCAATACCAAACCCAAAAGATGTTGTCATTACGGCTTCCTCCCCAGAAACTCTAGGAATTTGTTAAGTGCTTCGCCCTGCTTGGGGGCTAAATCGGTTGAACCCAAAGCTTGCTGTAACCCATAAGACAGGGCTGCATTCTTGGCAGCTTCGGAAAAGTTAAACGGTCTACCAAGCGCAGCAGACGTAAGCCCAGAAGTAGCGATTGATTTAGCGGGGGTGTACAGCGCACCTAACCCTTTATCCAAACCAGTAGCCGCACCGAGTTCGCCAAGTCCCGCACCAATAGCCCCGGATGTAGCGCCAGACTTAAATGCTTTACCCGCATCCATGTCTACGAGTTTTGCAATACCAGCGTTTAACCCCCCGCTTACCAAAGCATTAGCGCCGATATTTGCCGCCATAGCTGGAAGTCCAAGCGAAGCGATACCGCTAGCAACCGTGCCGGTTACAGGCCCAAGAAACGCACCAATCCCACCAAAAGGCAGTGAAGCAATCGAAGCAATCTTTAAGGCATTAGCTACATTCTTAGCGTCAGGATGCTCGCCTTTGTAATACTGGGGATCTCCGATAGGGACAAGTTTATCACCCATAGGCAAATACATCTGAGCCATACGCTCGCGGCTTTCACCACCTGTCTTACCGCCTACTAAAAAAGCAACTTTGCCTGATTGAATATCTTCAAGCGTTGGGTTTTTAATCTCAATCGGATTGCCCTTAGCATCTTTCTCGGATGTACTGTAGGCTTTAGTGAAGGTGGACTTGTGTCCAAAGATATTATCTTCTGTATTAAAAGCGCCTTTTAATATGTCATAGGCTGACTTCTGTTGGGTCTGAGTTCCAGACTCGTACTCACCCGCTTCGCCAAGCGCTGCGTTCCAATTTAATGTGGGTTTTTCCTCTGAACCAAATTCCTTCAACCCTGCAAACGGGTTGGCGTAAGATTCACCTGCGGTCCACCCCTTATCCGAAGCTGCGCCTTTGGGAGTTGTGCCATATTGCTGTTGGCGTTGGGATAAATAATCCTGCATTTGCTGCGACTGCACAAACGCATTGAACTTCGCCAGAGCTGCTTCGGGTGTGATTTGGGTCGAAGTGGTCATGTCGTGCTATCCGGTATCGCAGAGACAAACACCATAGTGGCTATAACTGAGGGGGTGGCAGGGCGTGTGGGGGAAGAAGCAGCGTTAATCTGCTCAATACTAACTGAAGTGTTGTCAGTATGCCAGTACAGCTCGACGTAATCACCCGAATACAAAGGCAAAAACAAATTCAAAGCTGCAATCAAATGCCCGTCTACCCCACCGTGTTTATTAGGAACAGAAAACCGAGAGTTACTATTTGGGACATTGGTGCCGTTTATTGCGGCCCAAACATCAGTGTCATGTATCTGGGAGTCTGTATTAACAAACTGGATACTGAATTGTAAGTTATAAACCCCAGAGTAACGCACCGTTAGTTTTGAATCATCGACAAGCGTCACACTGTCAGCAATATCAGCGACATCAAACGTAACGGCGTACGCTGCCGTTGTACTAACAGCAACTTGATCCGAATCACTAGACCACGCCCCAAACGGAATACTTAAATACCGCCCCCCGTCTGTACCTAGTAGTGCTGAAACGTTGTTGTTAAGTTGGTTGAAGTAGAGGCGTAAAACATTGTTGAACTGGTCATGGTATGCGCGTTCATAGCTAGCCCCTGCCGCAGGTAAACTGGGTGGTGCTGGTTGCCTAAGTAAAGTCACCGCTGACCGTCCTGTTTAACATCGATTCGTGGTGCACCAAGCTGCCACGTCGTACCCAGCCCATCAGAGCCAACCCGCATAATCATTTGTCGTCCACGAATACGGGTGTAGATAATATTGGTGAACTGCTCAATCGTCACTGTGGAAGTACGAGCAACAGCTTTGGCGGCTTCGGTGTTAAATCCAGACCCGGAACCATTCATACCGTAGAGCGTCATCGTGACCTGTGGACTTTGGCTTGTAGATCCTTGGAATGTCAGATCCGGCACCATGCGCCATACAAATCCGAAGTTCTGCCCGTCTTCAATATCAAACTCAGCCGATTCGATATAAGCTTCAATTGCGGTGGCTGTACCTGTGGTGTTATCGTCCACCCCATATTCATGATCAACAACGTTATAGTTGTATGTAGCTGCTTCAGGATAGTTGCGTAACCCCGAGTCAAGCCAAGCCGTGCGCCCCATCGTGCCGTAATACCAAATATCTTCTGCGTAGTTGTACACAACGTACTTATCAACCACCGTGGAATTGGTGGAGCAATAAAACCACCAGACTTCGTTAAAGCCTTCATTTGTTCCGGCAAAGATCTGATCAAGCTGCGAGACGTTAATGTCGGAAAAGACATACCGCCTTAGATCACAGCGAAGCGTCTGCACTCGCCCGTTATAAGTGTAAAACTTATCAACCCCCATCCAATACACCACACCTGAAGCAACAGCCGTAGCGTTTGGTCCAACGATAGATATATTGTCGCCAAGTAACTGAGACCCCCACACAAACGGAGGGCCGAGATACTGCAAGGAGTACAACGCCGAATCAGTCCACACTAAGATCTCTTGGCGTGTTTGAAGCTCAGAAATAATCTGTGAACCGTGGGATAAACGCAGACTACCTGCTTGGTTTGTGGCAGCAGGTACAAAATCAGTAACCGATTCTTGATTACCCCAACGGATCAGCATCGGATCAAGCACTGCACTGCCATAAGCTGTTGTGCCGAAGAGTAGAAGAAACCGAGATGTATCGGAAACAATCAACCCGTTTTGTTTTGACGGCACATCAACAAGCTCAGAAACATATACATCCGACCCAGTAGATGCGGCGTTAACCAGCGCTCCAGTGGGAGAAGCCGATATGTTTGCTGTGGCCCCATCTACATTTCGCAGGTAATACGTCGTACCCGCAGTGACCCCAGAAGGCATCGTGCCTGTGGTGGCAAACTTAACAGCAGTGCCCTCGGACAATAAAACCGAAGCAAACGTAACAACTGTAGGGGAGGCTGACGTAAAACTTACATTTCCGCCAATCGAATTAAGAGCAACGCCCCGAGTAGTAACACCATTAGTTGCATCCCAATAATAGAGGGGTCCACCACGATACCCAAAAACTAAATCTTCACCCCAGTTCTGGGCATCCCACAACCGCAACCGCTCAGTACCGGCAACGCCCGTACCCCAGCCGCCCATACCCCAACCACCAGAACCCCATCCAATAACAGCGCCTTGAATGGCAGGGCCAACATTAATTTCGTATTTAGCAGTTACTGTACCCCCACCTGTAGCTACAGACGTGGCATTTGATGAAGCTGTTATGGTGTAAGTATTGGTTGTAACATTTGCTATCTGGTAGTTACCATTAAGGGTTAACCCCCCAACTGCTGAAGCTCCACTGAAAGTTACAAAATCTCCAGTCTTTCCCCCATGAGAAGCATCGGTTACCAAAACCCTATTAGCTGTACCTGAAGTTATGTTTGTAGTGAAAGGGTTTGTTAGGGTTGCGGTTTCTCGTATGGGGGTGATGTCGTTGTAGACACCACCTCGCTCAATATAAAACTTGAGGTTTGTACCGACAGCAAGTAAATTATCAAAGCTAAGCGTTACCCAATTCCAAAGAAACCGGCAAATTCCTTGAAACGTATACGGGGAAATACGCTGCCACCCACCAATTTTCTCAGGTGTACCCTGACGAAACCGAACCTTTTCACTGATATACCAGCCGTTCTCGTTGGTATACCGAGTATTTTCTTGGTTTGTTCCGGGTTTAAAAAGTATCTTTTTGAGTGGCATCATGCACCCCGTAGGTACAACGCTTTTTCAGCTTTGCGGCGGCGCACCAATCCCGGTAACACTTTACCTCCGCCCATAGTCCACATCATAAACGCTTCTGCTGCACCTTCATAGTCGGCGCGGTTGTTTCTCATTCTTATTGTGGAACTCTGATACCTCCCAGTTCCAGCGTTGAACGCAAAACTGACCACAGCGTCGAAGCTTGACTGACGGCCAGCAAGATTAGGAGACATTCGCAATACACCGCGTTCAAAACGGACGAGATCATCCTCAAAAAGGCGATCAATCTCCTCCTGCGACCAAGTGCGATTATCTTGGGCTGCGAGCGGGTAGTCCTTACGAAGGATGCCGGTATAGCCATCTTTCCTTATTACAGGTAATTTAATTTGATCTTGATACAAAACATGACCATAGCCAATCGTCCAAATGTGGGCGGGGCATAAGTAAGGCTTAAGGCTCTTACCTTCAAAACTGTGCATCAAGTCTATACCAGCTTGTCCTGTTTTCATTTCTTCTGCCAACTACGCGAGCCAAACCAAAAGCCAATGATGCCGCCAAGCATTGCCATCTCATCATCGGAAAAGATGATCGTACTGACCCGAACCAAGTCATCAATGTTTTGCACAAGATGCGGGTGTTGCCAAACGTAATAAGCAAGCACAGCGTTAATGGCAATGAGTTCCAAGATAAGCAGGTAAGTAACATTAGGCCGCACCGTTCCAATGTAGTTCACCACCCACTTGCTAGACTTCTCAATGATCTGCTTGTCATGGTCCAGCGCCGCCACGGTCATTTGAGCATCCGTCTGCATGGCAATCTGGTCAGTGCGAATCTCTTCCACACGCTGCTGGGCAATAAAACCTTCCTTGGCTAAGGCTAGTTCGCGCTCCGATTGCATCCTTGCAAGCTCAAGCTCATGGGCTTGGTCAGCTTTGTTTTGAAAGTAATCAAGCAGTTTGGGTAGACCCGAAATAAGTAGGCCACCAAGTGTTGAGAGAAGTGAAAGCATGATTACCCCTTAGCCGTCACGATGTCGGCACCTTTCTTGACTGTAACTTTGGATCCTTCAACATCCACTTGCATGGGTGGCTCGGCACGATCAAGCTTGTCCAACCGAGTGATGAGATCCTTGATGACTTCAAACTCAGGCTTTTCTTGCTTTGGCGCAGTGCCTGCGATGCCATTTAGCATTTGAATAAGTGCAGTAAGTGAAGCGCCCAAAAGACCCATAACAGCAGCAATTTTTTCGCCTTCTAGGAATAAGGACGCACCAACGCCCACGAGCACAATCAAGAAGATGTAAAGCAATCCATCTTCGCCAATCGCTTTACCAGCAACTTCTTTGGCAGAGTCTTGGGCCTTTAGCTCTTCAAGCCTAATTCTGGCTTGTGCTTTCAGGACTGCTAGCTCGTGGGTTTTATCGTCCATGTTTTTATTTCTTACTGATGACTTCATTCAACCCACATCAAAGTGGATTCGTAGAAGTTGTTGTCGTTCCGCTGTTAGTCAGCGTCCACGGACTGCCACCGTTAGCAGTGCTGTTATCAATAATTGTCCCGTTCTGGCAAGTGAGCAGCAACGTATTTGCGTCGTTTGTAAGTGGGGTTGTTGGTACAGTTACAGACGAAACAGAAATATTGTTTCTAAACTGCAAATTACTAATCAGCGCATTAATACGTGTTGCGTTATTCTGAGCCCCACCGATACGGCAATAGGTGCTGGAAGAAAGCGTACCAAGGTTAAACGAAGACGCTGTGTTTCTTGTAGAGTCAATAAAAATATAAACGCCGGGGGATGAGTACCGCGTTACTGTAATAAAGTACCAAGTGTTTAATGAGAGCCCCGCAGTAGTGTTATAAGAAGACAGCCCAAGAAGCCGAACTTGTCTAGATGTCGTAATTTCAACCCGCCACCCATTAGTAACAACCCCACTGCCTACGTCAAATACGGTAGTGTTTGAGCTGGGGGTAGCGCGAAGATAAATAAAAAACTGCAAAGTCCAATCGTTTGATCCTGTTGCAAACGTAGAGCTAGTCGGCGTATCAACGTATGCGGACCCATTGAAATCAAAGCTAGCGTACCCTGGCAAAATCAGGCTGCTGGATATGGAATCAGACCCCGTAGCTGTTTCTGCGGTTGACACTTGATATGTCGAATTAGACGTACCGTCTGTACTATCTGCACCGGTTGCAGTTTCAGTAATAATGCCTTGATAAGGGGGTATACCGTTTACGCTATCTGCACCGGTTGCAGTTTCAGTAATAAGCCCGGAATAAGTAACACCTCCGACACCGAAACCAAAACCCCGAGCGCCTCCAGCAGCTAAACGTTGAATAACCGGCATATCAATCTCAGGTAAATTTAGTTTGAGAAGCTAGCACCGTAAAAGTTGCCGATGCTGTTTTAATAATCGTATATACGTAAACATCAATACCCGAAGCATTACCTCCGGTCCAAGCAATACCGCCCTGATACTTTGGAGTTATGGTGTTTCCATCAACTTGTATGATGTTGTTGTAGTAAGGAGTTGCGTTCTGTGTAGCCATCAATGCCACGGTCACACTGCGCCCTGTTGCCAGCGCCGTATTAAGTGTTGTGCCCGTCGAAGCCCTAAAGTTAACGGTCCAATTAGAACCACCAGCCCCACCGGTATAGTAAATAACGGACTGTGTAGTCACATCGTAGTTAACCGTGGATGGAACAACGGTGGCGTTAACCGTCACGACTTCTGACGAATTTGCAAGCACTTGAGCGAGGTTTGCCGAAGTACCAGAAAACGTTTGAAGCGCCGTGAATGTTGTGGCTGTACCGGGAGCTACGTAATCGGTTCCGGCAGTAGCAGGTGTAACAACCGTAGAACCTGCACCTTTAATGAGCTGCCCTGATGTAAGTGTGGCAGCAGCCTGCACACCAAGACCCACATAGTCCGTGCCGTTAAACACAGCAACGAGTGAGGCACCAGGGTTAACCGTTACGCCTGTTTGACCTGTAGCTTTAACTGTTAGCGTGTAGGTTGAGTCTGCGTTAATAACTTTATAGGAGCGTGATGACGCAGGGGCTATGATGGTTGAGTTAGCGTTAAGGCTTGATACCCTGATTGTGGAGTATTGAGCGCTGTTATAAACAATATTGGTTGCACTTGCATCACCCTCGGTTAGGGATAATGTCAGGTCGTAGTTTGGCGAGCCTGAAAAGTTTGAACCTGTCAGGTTAGTAATCCCTGCAACAGCAATATCAATATACTGCGTTAAGCCATTATTAATGGCGTTACCCCACTGACCAACTTCCGTGTCGGTTTCAATAATGGGTAAATCGAGGAGAGAAGTTCTTGTAATAGGCATGGTTTACCTCATGTCATATCGACGGGTTGCCAGTTGGAAGTTTGGTTTGTGTTAATGGTCTGCCAGTTTGCCACTTGGGAATCATCGATAAGCTCCCACAAGAACCGACTAAACGCCACGTCTGTTATGGACGCCGACTCCGACACCCCAACATTAAACAACCCGCCACCCTGCGTTAGGTCCGCGCCCTGCGCCGACTCAAGTACAGCATCAACAAAATCTGCTCGCGCTACGACATTATCCACTGCTGTCGCAGTTTCAGCAACGATGGCACCCAGAATATAGAGCGACTCAACCGAATCAAGTCCTGTTGCAGACTCAGAAACTGCCTTATCGTATAAGAACCCAGCCGCTGTGCTGTCTGTACCTGTAGCAGTCTCGGCAATAGCCCCATCAACTTCCCCTGCCGCAGAGGTAGCATCAGAACCCGTCGCACTTTCTGACACGCTGCCAGACGTATCGATGATGGTTGTTATAGCGTCGGCACCGAGCGCAACCTCTGAAACCGAAGCCACCAAAGTATACGTAGCGCTAATACTGTCAGTCGCTGTCGCTGCTTCGGCAATCAGGGTATTAATAAACTTATCACCCGCAACGACATCTGAGCCTGTTGCTGATTCCGCAACTGCTTCACTAAATACGTCACCAGCCGTCACCGAATCTGTAGCAGTAGCCGACTCAGCTAGGTTTGTATTTAGCGTGAGGTTGTTGGTGATTGAGTCAGTACCTGTAGCGGTCTCGGCTACGCTCGCACCCAGCGTTTGCTCTGCGCTTACGGCATCAGTACCCGTAGCGGACTCGGCTATGGTCCCACTTAATACAGGTGTTGCGTCGGTGGTGTCTGTTGCCGTGGCGCTTTCAGCGACGGCTGAATCAAGCGCGAGGTTTGACGCAGTTGTATCTGTTGCCGTGGCCGTTTCTGCAACAGCCGAATCGATGGTGAGGTTTGCGTTGGTGGTGTCTGTACCCGTAGCCGTTTCTGCAACGGCTGAATTAATCGTTAGGATTGCATCGGTAGCGTCAGTACCGGTGGCTGTTTCGGCTACTTCCTTTTGGTATGTGTTGGCACCCGATCCACTGATCGCTGAGAACGGCGCAGTTGAAAACGGATCAAAACCGAACACATTGTTGCCTTATATGAGCTGTGCCGTGGTGAGATTTGAAACTTGGGATGTGGTTAGGACTTCTGGGATTGTAATGGGTATTTCTTCTGAAGGCGATGTTTGCCAAGCACTCTCTACCCAAGTCTTGCCTTCGTGCTGCCAGTTCCACTGATAGCCCGCCCTGTCTACTGGCTTAGGGTCTCTTACGATCCATTCCCAGTTTAGCCATACAAGTTCTTTGTCAGCAGGAACGTCTGTCGGAGGCTCTGGAGCCGGTTGCCAGCCTTCAGTACCATCTGTTTCAGTGCTTGGGATAGACCCGTTCTTTGTCCAGTATTGCATGGTCTACCTCTATAACGTGGGAAACGCTGCTGTTGGTGTTGTAATGGTTCTTGCATAGCCTTTGGTAATGCGAAAATCCTGAAGATAACCATCAAATAAATATGATGTATTGTAATAACCACCAACAGAAATATAAGTTCCTGTTAAATTATTTGTATTTCCAGAACCGCTTGCCCTAGAAACACCGTTTACATACACATTTACATTTCCTGAACTTCTGGTAATTGCAAAATAAAACCAAGCGCCTGTTGTTATGGAAGCTCCGCTTGTAGTGTAAACGGTACTTCCTACATTAACACTAAGTTCCCCGGTTGACCCATGATTCATGGAAACTCCAGTTGTATAGCTTGTTTTTAACCCACCAATTGTGTCTGAAGTTTGGAACATGCCTTTTTGCACCGCAGAAGAAGCATTATTTGAATAAAACCAGCCTTCTATTGTGAAATCGCCAGTACCAAAAGCCAATAAAGAATTGCTTGCATTGTTGTTTGTTAAATAATCCCCCGTCCCATCAAACTTAATACTCGTGCTACCCCACTTAGCTGTGGTGTTGCTTATCTGTGCATCTGCCACCGTCTCCAAGTCATTCTTAGACGTAGCATCGTAGATACCAGCGTTGGTGCAGTTGAGCAGTAGGGATGTGTTGGTGATGGCGGTGAGCGGTGCGGTTGGGACTGTCAGGGTTGTTAGCGTTGGGTCGTAGACTGCTGTGCCTTTTACGATACGAATTCCTGACATGTATCCAGTGGTTAGATATGAAGTCCCTAATGTAGATTGAATTATTGCTTGAACATCTGTTGTCCACGCATCCGTTACAGTGCCGTTAGCAATACGTTCACCGTTTAGGAAAATACTGGTCTGATTTGCTCCTGTGCCAGATCTAACCAATACGCAATGATTCCACGCATTAGTTACAGGGCCTTTTGAACCTGTTAGTCTCCACGCAACCCCCGCCGCAGCAAGACTTAAAGTTCCACCATTAAGACCAAATTGAAGTGACCCTGTGTTTTCGTTAAGGTATATGTAAACAGGATTTGCTCCCGCACTAATCGGATACAGCCAAAACTCAATTGTAAATACTGAGCCAACTGCAAAAGCTGCGTTACTTGGAGCAGTTAAGTAGTCTCCGTTACCATCAAAATACCCACTCCCACCATAGGTCGCAGCAGACCACGATGCAGTGGGGTTGAATGGGGAGAAGGCGACTACAGTTGGTGAGCCGCTTGCGGTGAGAGTAAATGCGTTAGTGCTGTTATCTTTGAAACGGTTGGATTGGCAGGTGAGAATGGAAGTGTTAGTGATGGCGGTTAGTGGTGCAGTTGGAACTGTGATTGTGGTTTGTGTTGGATCGTAGACTGAAGACCCTTTTACAAGCCTTAAATTACTCATGTAGCCAAGCACATAGCCACCGTCTGTAGAATAACCAATCTGCATATCTCTAGTGCTATCAGCAATCGTTAGCGTTGAAATATTATGCGTGGCTGTTCTTGTTCCGTTTTGAAAGATTGCTAGATTGGCCCCGCTACGGCATACAACCAAATGATTCCAACTGTTTGTCGTTAAAGCCGATCCATCAACAGTCGTACCGGTTTGTGCGTTTCCAGTTGTCGTGTAACCAAACTGCACAATCTGGGAAGCTTGCGTCCGAAAAATATACGAACAGTTTGTTGTTGCGTTTGCCCACTGACCAAAAAATCCTGCATACCCTCCCATTGAAGATGATGAGTTTATCCATAACTCAATACAAAAATCAGAGTTTCCTAAAGTAAACGCAGCATTATCTGAAACAGTTAAATAACTACTCCCATTGAAATAATTCCCCCACCCAGTCTGACTAAACGGTGAGAACGTACCTTGTGTTGTGTTGCCGTTGCGGGTGATGGTGAAGTTATTGGTAGAACCGTCTAAGAACGTATTGTTCTGTGCGCCGTTGGTTCCAGAACCAGGAAGCAATAGCGTGGTGTATTCAAAGTAAGGGTCAGGGGTTACCCCTCCGGCAAATGCTGCGGCAATCGCTGCTGTAAGTGCGCCAGCCATCAGGTCACTCCCGCGCCAGAAACATACCAAGTATCAGAACCAACATATAACAGCGTTGCCATACCTTTAGTTGCTACCGTCCTGTTCCCTGTCGCACCATTAGCTAACTGGAATGTGACACCCGCGCCTGAAATTGTCAGCGCCCCGGAATTATTATTGACCACCAAAATTACCGTGCCGGTTGGGAAAGTTACTGAGGCATTCGTTGGCACCGTCAGCGTAGCAGTAGATCCGCTTGTGATGTAAACCGTGTTCCCTTGGTCTGTCAGCACCAGCGTGTAAGTCGATCCAGTCTGCGAATTAATAGGCGCATTTACATAACCGAGAATCGCACCGTCAGTAAGCGGTAGTGTTTGCGTGACGTTACTATTTGTATTAGCTGATTGAAGGGTATGCGTCCCCGTACCGCTTGCATTACCCGTGACCGCAATTGAACTCATACTTCCCTCCAAGAGGTTGTTGCTTCATCCCAGCTATACATTTTTCCATCTGTCGGCATGGGTGTGGGTGGCTCCCATTGTGCCGTGTCGTGGTTCAAAATCCAACTAGCAAAAGGCTGCGGCGGCACGAAGGCATCAATGTCAGACCTGTAGGTGTAGCCAATCCCTGCGTAGTTCTTACGCATGTTGCCGTTGTAAGAAGTCTGCTTCCAAGTACCACCAAGAATCTTCTCAAGATGCGCTGCGCCGATATGCTCTTTCTCCACGCCGGAGGCATCAGCCGTATCTTTGTTGTCAACCACAACAACTTGCAGCACCAATCCGTTTTCGTCTATGCGGCAGAAATGGGCCATTATCAACTCCTTGCAAATATTCCGTGAAACTTGTTTCTTGCTTCGATAGCAACCAATTCAGCAAGTTCAATATCCTCAAAATAACCCATTACTTTACGCTTTTGGCCAACGGTTATCTGGACGATCCATTTTTTGCAGCCTTTGTCAAAATAAACGTTTTTCATTCCGGTTTTGTTATTCGCGTGAACGCGTCTATTCAAGCAATTTTCACTCTGCGTTACTTCTCTTAGATTTTCTATCCTATTGTCCGAGCGGTCGTTGTTGGCGTGGTCTGTTATTTTCGGTAAATATCCGTGGTGATACAAAAAAATAAGCCTATGCAAAGGATAAACCTTGCCATCAACACGCATCCTAATGTATCTATGACCGCCTTTTATTGGCGTAAACTTTGGCTGGTATCCTTGCTTGGCGTACAGAAATCCGTCACGGTACTCAAACAATTCCTTAAGACGTTCTTGAGTAACCATTACGCCTCCAGCTTTAATCCAGTTAAATCCATTTCTTCCCCGACAACACCGAAAGGGAATGTGTTAAACGATAAGCTAATCCGAGTGTCATCGCCTTTGACTTCAGGAACCATATGCGTCAGTGACGATGGAAACAGAATCAGCTTTCCTGCTGTGGCTTCAAACCACCAAGACTCTGAGTTGTACGGGTTCCACTGCTCCGGCGGGAACTTGATCTGCTGCCAGCCATCACGGTAGAAGTAAATTCTGTCATCAGCGTTGGTTTGCACATAGAACACGCCACTGATGTAGCTATTGGGATGTGCGTGTTTGTGGTGATACTGCCCTGGATCTGAGTAGTTACACCAGCTTTGTGTGATGCGTAGGGATACGTTGTGCTTGGGATTGACTGTGCTTTTAAAGTAATCTGAAACACTATCTTCGATAAACGAACGAAGTGATGTCAACGCAGGGTCACGCAGTACAAAGTTGTTGGTGCTTGTGGTGTTACCCATGTTAGGTCGTGTCTGAAGCTCACGAATGAAGAACAACTCCTCATCAGACAAGGGTCTACCAAGCTCTGCAAAGCCTACAGGGATAGGAAATAGATTATGCAACTGCACGTTCAAATTCCTCTTTAGCTATGCCCATCTCTTTCAGTTGCTCGTCGGTGTAAATCGTTGGGATGCTGTCCTCAAACTCTCTGATCTTATCAATGACCCAATACACTTCTTCTATGCTTGGGCATGGCCGTGGATCATCCCACCTTGTAAAGACGTTGTTAGATATTTCCCATTTAGCACCTGGACGAAGCAAGTGCATGGCTGTATCAATGCCTAGAAATTTATAAACTTTTGTAGTCATGTTATTGATTGATTTTTATGATTACGATACCGGAGCCGCCGTTGCCGCCTGTTGAACCATTAAGCGCACCGCCACCACCACCGCCCGTATAATCAGCCCCAGGGCTACCATTACCAGCTTTATTACCGGCACCGCCACCGCCAGAACCACCAGAACCCGCTGTACCTGAATTTACGGCGTTCCCACCGCCGCCACCACCGCCGTAGGTCACTGATGAACCAGATATGCTTGATGGTGATCCATTGCCACCACTTCCAGCAGTAGTCCCTGAAGCGTTTCCTCCAACAGCCCCTGCACCACCGCCACCACCGGCTGGATAAGGCGAACCAGTCACTCCGCCGTTTGTACCTCCGTTGTAGCCTTGCCGAGTTCCAGATATAAACGGCGAGCCTGGGTAAAGACCAGAACCGCCAGCAGTTGTTGCGGAGCTAGAAGCTCCTCCTCCACCTCCAGACCCACCGTTTTTACCTGTTGTTGCAGTGTCGTTATTTCCCGCGCCTCCGCCGCCAAACGCATTGATGCCACTTAGCGATCCAGTTATGGTTGTACTTGATACCGTTTGACTTACATTAACTGTATAAGTGCCAGAACCTCCTGTACCTGTGCCATAAGCAGTGATGATTGTTCCCGTTGTTACACCTGTTCCTGATAACGCCATACCTGCATAAAAAGTATTAGTTACCGTGCCGCCAACAGTAAGTGTTGTTCCAGAGATAGAAGATGCAGTTCCAGAAGCATTAGAAACAGAAGGATCGTTAGTTATAGGCGAACCATAAAAAGATGAATTTGAACCTGAAATACCTCTTGTCGTTCCTGAGTTTCCTTGTCCTGCGCCGCCACCACCAACAACAATAGTGTATTCATTTCCTGCTGTAACGCTTTGTGCTGATCCGTTTATAAACCCACCTGCTCCGCCACCGCCGCCTGAACCCCCACCGCCACCCGCAACTACAAGATAGTCAACGCTGGTAACACCTGTCGGGCAAGTCCACTTGCTAGTGCCTTTGAATGTAAATACAGTTTGGCTTGGTACGGTGTACTTCAGGATAACAATGCCGGAGCCGCCGCTACCGCCTGACGTAGCAGCACCACCACCGCCGCCGCCTCCGCCACCAAGGTTACTAGGAGCAGACGAACCAGAATTATTATTGCTACCTCCGGCAGCACCTCCTCCGGAACCACCACTACCGCCAGTAGTAGCTGGAGCAGCGTCACCAGCACCACCACCACCACCTCCAGCGTAAGTTACAGACGAACCTGTAATTGTTGACGTTTGTCCTGCCCCGCCATTGCCGCCACCAACACTTGTGGAACCATTTGACCCTGCCGCAGAAGCACCACCACCGCCACCTCCGCCAGCAGGAGAAGAAGGCCAAGAACCGCCGTCATATCCTTGTCTAGGTGGCCCTGCAACTCCCGTACCTCCAGCTCTTGGGCCAGGAGCATTGTATTGTCCACCGCCTCCGCTTCCACCGTTGCCAGCGTTTCCGGTGAGATAACTTCCACCCCCGCCACCTCCCGTAGCGCTTATTGTTGTGAAAGGAGACGGGCCTGCTATGGAAGATAAACCACCATTTGATCCAGCTACGTTAGTTGTGGTTGAACCTGCCCCGCCATTCCCAACGGTAATTGTGTAATCCTGTCCTGCAACAACAGCAGCCCCAGTGCCAGCAAGAAAACCACCTGCTCCACCACCTCCAGAATATTGACGGCCACCACCGCCGCCACCCGCAACAATCAAATACTCAATCTCGCCAGTAATAGGCGAAGTCCAAGTAGACGTAGCGGTAAAGGTTTGGACGACAATATAACCACCAGCTAAAGGCCAGATGCCTTGCTGTTTAGCGATCAACTGCTCCATGAGCGACCAAACACCTTTGGCCGAGCTTAGTGTTGGTATGTTTGCGGGGCCGATTATCCCGCCGTTACCTCTTGGCATGGCGACTCCTAGCTAATATCTTCGTAGCTGCAAACAATCTTCAAATCGCTTGCTGTGCCAGCCGTAGCACCTAGTGATGTATTTTCCTCAAGATAAACGTAAGCATCTTTATCAATCACCACAAGCGTTGCATCCGCCGGAACCGAAACCGTAGAAGCAATCGGCGTTGCTGTACCACCAAGCGCAGCAGCAGAGTAGTAGTTGATTGTGATTTCAGCAGCACTCGTTCCGTCTACGTTGGCTACATAAAGTGCATTAACCTTTAACACCTTACCGGATGATGCAGCATTGCTGAGAATTGACGTCGCTGAGGTTGAGCTTAAATCAACCGTCACAGTCTTACCATTTATGGTTGTCGGTGATACTAAATTCGGTGCTGCCATGTTTTATCCCCAAATCATTGCTGGCATGATCCCACCGCCACTGGACACGGGCGTAGCGCCGGGAGAAGAGTTCACAACAAGCCACTTAGCACCTGAAGGAATCGTGACCGACACACCCGATGAGATTGTCACTGGGCCGACAGATATGCCGTTATATCCAGCCGTTAGTGTGTAGTTGCTTGATATGGTCTGCTTGGATTCAAGAATTGTGGATGCGCCACCTCCGCCACCAACAGCAGTCCAAGACAGCGTTCCAGTTCCATTGGTCGTTAGCGCATACCCAGAAGACCCAGGGCCAGCAGGCCAAATATATGTGTTGTTTCCACCCGATGACGGTGGCTTAAACGTAACACTATTGCCAGCGGTTGCAGAATTTAATGTCCATCCTGCTGTATCAGCACTATCAAGTGTAAACGCGTACTTGGCAGTTATCTGCCCAATCGCTGTAACATAAGCTTCAGAACCCGACGATAGATACGCAACACCTGACGTAAAGTTTTTTAGCAACCTACCCGTCGTGCCGTCATAAAGAGCAATTCGGGAATCCGACGCCGAAGCCGGACCTACAACGTTACCGTACTGCGAAGCAGGGTAAGTAACAAAGACTTGCTTGGTGCCAGCACCAAAATTGACTAAGCTGCCTGAGTTGCTTGAAGCAAGGACCGTGGTCCGTGCCAGCGTTGTCCCGCTCGATGTGTAAGTACCTAGGCCAACCTCCCAAGTACCAGCGGTTGAATCGACAATCGTGTAAAAGGTAGTGTTCCCGTTACCAACAACGGAGAACGATTGGAACCCCGATACCGCACCAGCAAGTGTTACTGTGCCGGTGCCTGTAGTTGTCGTCGTTTCCTGTACACGATCCGCAAGGACAAGGGCCATATCATGCTGACAAGCTGAAGGTGTAGGTTACTTGCAAGGTGTCACCGTTAACAACCGAGCGGTCCCCACCAGTGAAATCAGAAGCCGAGAACAGCGTGCCCGACGTACCCGAAGCAGCACTTGCCAAGAACGCACCACCAACCGTAGCAGAACTTGTGATGCTGTACGAAGCCTTACTTGCCGAGTTCGTAACAACTGAGGGGTTTGCAGTAGTTGCAGCAGCAAACGTAGCGGCAGGGCGGCTACCCGAGTAAGGCGTAATCTCAGTCCAACCCGCATGTGAAGCTAGCGTATCTGAAGCTGCCGGGGTGTTAGAAGCACCTGCGCCATAAAGCCCAATATACCAAGCAGTGATACGTGCCGTAGCACCATCAAGCGCCGTGCCAGCCATATACTGAAGCCCAACGTTAACAACGAGGTTCTTGGATTCAGCCGTCCACTTGAGTTTGCCATCTTTGTCATAGCACTCAAACGTGAATTTACCCATAGCACGGGCACCTTCCGACGAAGCAGGACGAGCAATTAACCCGCTTGCAGTGACATCATTAGCTTTAGCTTTTTCCATCATGAAATCCTTAATACAGAGTCGGTTGCGCCCATCGGCGGAAAAGTAACTACAAGGTTAGAGGCAGTCTTGGTTATTGTCTGCCCAAAGTTTAAAACACAAACTGCACGATTACCATTCGTTGAATTGTAAATCAATGCCCCAGCGCATGTAAGAGTAACGTTTGAAAAGGTTGCGTCGTCAAACGACCAATAACCTGTGCCGTTGGCTGCAAGAGGCGTGATGTTTGTAAGTGCAATGCCACCAGCGGTGTAATTGGTTCCACTCGCCTCGTTTGATGTCGTATAGACAGTGGTATCCGCTCCGAGGGTAGCGTTAGCGGTGTAGAGCGCAAGGTAAAAAACATCCCCCGTACTCCTTGTAAAGTTGTGCAGTCCTTGGGCTACTTCTGCCTTAAAACTTGTGCACATAGTCTGAACGATTGCCATACTATCTCACCGGATACCGAACTTGCCCAGACCTGTAGGCGTCCTGACGATCCATACCATCACCAAGACGTTTAGCAAGCGTCATAGCCTCATCGTATTTTGACTGCACAGCAGCCATCATAGGTTCTTCAGCTTTAATGAAGAAATACCCCTCACGAAGCGCACCGTACAGCAGCACCGTATCAAAGTTTTCGCTAAGCCACGTCGTACCCGCCGTCACAATAGATTCTGGGTAGTAGTAATAGTGAAGCTCAACGTTGTAGCTTGCATCGGGTGTTGGCCCGAGAATAAAACTTAATTCGTTTGTAATTGTCTGGCTAACGACATAGGGACCAAAAATAGCGTAATGCCGTGGACGTCCTGTATTCCCTGACCCTGTGGGTATAGGGTAGGCTTCACGAATAAAGTTAACGTCTTTATTAAGCAGGTAGTGATACCGCCCATCCGTATCAATAACCGCCATACTATAAGGCGCAAGAAAATCATCAGGGCATGTCAGGTAAGGATTATTAGCTGACGTACTACCAGTAACGTTTTTACGTATGGATGGGAATTGTACTGAATTAAAAATGCGCTGCTCAGCCTGCTGAACAAACGTAGCGAGCTGATCGTCAGAACTCCAGACCGTGCCGGAGTCTGTCATATTTATCGTCGGGAAGTCGTTTTCGACGTACCCTCGGATCGCAGTTTTTAATTCAGCGTAATTCACGCCATCGGACCCCGACTCATAACACCTTTAGTGGCAGCACCCGCACCGCGCATCTTAATACCCGAAGTTTTTACCTCGTTGTTGACTCGTTTGGTTTTATTGCCAATCGTCATGTCAACGGTATCAACTGCACTATGATCAGGACCAGAACCAGGGTTAGCTTCAACCTTGGTCTTTTTACCCTTCATTGTGTGGGGTTCGGCATAAGTTGACGCAGGGCCAACTTCTTTACCGCCTTTTTTCATGCTGTAGCTAGCCATTACCGCATCCCCTGATTACGGGCACGAGCCATATTCCGACCCATCTTCCGCATATCCATACCCGTCGGACCACCCTTCTTGAGCTTAGTCAGTGGGGCACCTTTATGCTTGGCTTTCTCATGCTTGTGCACAGCACCGGCAATCATCTTTTTGTCTTGCGCTAAATCTTTCTTATCCATTATGGACTCCTAAGAAACGGTGACTGAATTAACAGCCCCAACTCCAATCAAATCATTTGGCGTAAGTCCTGTATCGAACCACCGCGCCCCACCAACAGGATACCAACCCCATTGTATAACTCGACTGCCACCTAATGGAACCCCATTCTCATCTTGGCTTGAATCATTATTGACAGGCTCAATTCTTAACCCATTAACACCCGATTGATAATACGAGTTGGAATCAACTCTGGGGTTACGTATAGCTTGCGGGTCATACACCGGATACATACCAAGCTGGAGCTGCGGCTGGTCGGGTTCCCAGCACTCAGGACAGACAAGAATATTAACGTTCTTAGTCTTAATAACAAGTGATTTAAGTTGTTTCAGTTTAAAGCGAAAGTTACACCTATCGCATTGTGCGATGGCATATTTACCCGCTGCAAACTGATTGGGCATTAGAAGCTCCCGGTGTTACCCAGATACATCCTACGAGGCACAAACCGAACTGCTGCTTTTTCACGATCCTCACCAGCGGCAAAATTCCACTGCTCTTCATAAGCAGCTTTAAGCATTTGAAGCCGCTCTAACCCTTCAGGAATCTTCTGCGCGATGTAATACGCCAACCCTGCTGTAATACAAGGCAGGAATCTAAACGGCATATCTTGAGTTTGAATCCCATCGCCAGCGTTCTGAACGCGGCGCATCCGCCAGTAGACTACTTGATAATAGGGCGCGGCTTCGGTACCTTGGTCAGGTACGGGCCAAACTGTGAATTGGGGGTAGGCTGTTGCAGATGGAGAATAGCTGCTGGTGGCGGGATAGGTCGCTCCAGAGTTGCGGCTGATGTAAATCTGTATCGGTCGTGCTTGAGAAAGTTTGTTTGGGATTGTGGCGTAGGTGGATACACTAATCCGGGTAAGTGTGAGGTCAGCTTGCGTAGAGGCATTACCGGCTCCCGTTCTTATAACGTGCTCAAGCAAGTCAATGGTGTCGTTCGGTAAATCGTACGTCGCAGTGCCCTGTACCAAATTCTTCGTGCCCTGCTCAATCGTCCACATATT